TATTTCATCCTGTGCCTTGCGGACATCACCTCCCATTCGCTTGAAGATATAAAGGCGATCATTCTGTCGTGTAATGAGGAATACGATGGTATTGATGCGTTCTGTGGTGAGCGATGGGGTATCTGGGACTTAGATCCGTGGTGCAAGGAGAAGGAAATCAAGCTTGAGGTGGTTTACCCGACCTATGACAGGCAGAGGGCGGCCTTCACCGAGCTTTACACAGCTTTCGCACAAGGGCGGATCAAGTCTCCTCCCATTCGAGTGGCAGGGAGCAAGGAACCGAACATATTCAAGGAAGAGGCGGGAATCCTTTACCATGATGCAGACAAGCATTGGTTCGGATCGCCTGAAAAGAATGAGAAGTACGGGATACAAGATGACTGTATGTACTCGGTTGCGTGGACAATGTACGGGGGAAGGGAGATACGGGCAACGGATTTCAAGGAGAGGACAAGGAAGATGTGGTGGGGGGATTTCGTACCCACGGGTTTGAGGATGCTAGGGCGGTATTAGTGCAACCCACACGAAACAGATTGCAGGTGGTTTACGAAACACATTGCGTGGGGGTACGCACAGTTTTTCACGACATAGAATATGATAAAAAAGAAAAAAGATATTTATAAAGATAAATCTTTATAAATGAAATGCTTCGGAAAAATCCGAAGCATACAATTAAAAAAGAATATTATTAAATAAACAAGATTTCGGAAGATTTTTGTTGCTTTTTTGTTCTTTTTCTTGTACCTGATAATACAGGAGGATGAACCATATGAGTAAATTCACAAAAAGAAACATAAGGCATCAGGAAGCCATAACAGCCTTGCAGGGTTTGTCTGATGACCAACTTCGATCCTTGCAATTCTCGTTTCCTTGGCAGTACTCAGAAGTACAGGATACGAAGGATTCTGATGGATTCGGGACGCTTTCCGCCTCTCAACAGAAGACGGATAGGGAGACTATTCAGAAAAGTTGTTGGGATAAATTCAAAAGGAGTCCCCATGTCAGTACATCTATCAGGGGTCTTGTAGGTCGGTTAACAGGCTACGGCTTTGAGATTTCATCGGAAAATCAGGAAGTTCAGGAAGTTATCCAGGAAATTGAACGAGACCGCAGGAACAGGTTGTGGAGTTTTTGGCCTAAATATGTGGGTCGGGCATTTATTGAGGGTGAGCTTTTCTTGCTTCTTTCCTTGCATCCCGATGGATTTGTCGAAATTGACTTCATTGATCCTAGCAATGTAAGTGGGGGAGGGGATGATGGAATCTTGTATCATCCGAATAAGGCAACGATGCCACTCTACTACTTTGTTAAAACTGAACAGGGGTATGGTTACACAAAGCAGACAAAGACTGTGGTTGTTCCATCAATAGAGCTTGCCTACTTCCCAAATCTTGTGTCAGAGATAAACAAGGCCGACCTCAAGGGAAACAAGATTGTTGGGATAAAGGGGGAAAAGAAGTATAAGGCTCTTGGGGGGATGTCTCAGTTCATTGTAAGTTGGGACAGGTCGTTTGTCACCCGCCGAAACATTTCCTATTTGAGAACTATCATTGAATGGCTGAACTACTACGAGACTTTGAAGAAGTATGAGATTGACCATAAGAGGTCGGCAGGGTCATTCCTGTGGGTTGTCACGATCAACGATGTTCAGTCTTTCAGGCTGTGGCTCGGACTGTCTGATGAGGAGAGGCGGAAGACAGGGATCATGGCAAAGAAGACTCCTGGTGGAACACTCGTTCTTCCTCCGGGAATGTCTCTTGATGTCGCAAACCCATCCTTGCCGAACATTTCAGAAAGCGACACAGATATTTTCCATATGATTTCAGCGGGATTGAATGAACCTGAAGATGTCTTGTCGGGACAGTCTAAGGGAACCTTTGCATCGGTCAAGGCTTCTCGTGGGCCTATGTCAGACAGGGTTGCCGATGAGGTTGCCTACTTCGAGAGGTTTCTCCGCTACGACCTGTTTGCCAGTATCTTCTTCCTGAGAAGTGCAGTCACAGACTTCCCAAGGGAAATCAAAATGAAAGAAGCGGTGGACTTCAAGAAGAAGAAACCGGTCTTCAAGTTTGTAAGGAAAGCTCCAGAGGACTTGATTGACTTCAACTTCCCGACTTCAGAAGTCATTGATGCTGAGACTCGGGCGAGAGCTTATATGGGAGTCAAGCATGGTTCTGTTGTCGATACTCTTGGAGTTCCCTATTCTGAAGTCAGCAAGAAGCTGGGTATGTACAATTATCGGAAGCTCAGGTTGATGCAGGCTACGGAGGAAGAGCGGTATCCAGAATTGATTAAGAACATTGATGCTGAGTCACTTCAGGAGAAAAAAGAGTCGGAACCCTCCCCTAAGAGCGTGGACAGGGGTGATGATGATAATGACGAAAATGAAAACGAAGGAGAAGAATAATGTTGAAGCCAAAGTATCTCACTTGTGACCCGCCGAATGAAGCAGAGGGTGTTACCTACTACACTCTTGTTGGTTTAGGGGAGGAGCCTATTGAGGTTCCACGAAGCACGGGGGACGAAACCTGTGGTTTCAAGTTTTATTTGACGGATATCCCCGTAGGGACATATACAGTAAGAGCAATGGCGTGTAATGAATGGACTTGCTCTCTGGAGAGTAATTCTGTAAATTTTACCAAACTGGCGGCACCGTCACCCCCGGAACTCCGTCTTGGTTAATGCGATTGTGGATTTGGTTTCTGGGGTTGTTTTAAGGAGAAGAGATGCCGACGAATAATTTCAGTTCAGAGAAATATTGGATCAACAGGTACAGGACTGGAGGCGGCTCAGGGCCGGGATCAATGTTCCGCCTAGCCGCCTTCAAAGCCCGAACGATAAACGAGTTGGTAAAGTTCTATAAGATCAATACGGTGATAGAGTTTGGATGTGGAGAAGGAGTCCAACTCAGTCTGTCAGAATATCCACATTATATTGGATTTGATGTAAGCCCTCACGCTTTGGATTTTTGCAAAAAGCTCTTTGCTAAAGACCCATTCAAGGTTTTCAAACCCCTGAATGAGTATATTGGGGAGACTGCTGATCTAGTGCTTTCTTTGGATGTGATCTTTCACCTTGTGGAGGATGCTGTATTTGAAGCTCATATGGAGCTTTTGTTTTTGGCGTCCACAAAGTATGTCCTGATCTACTCGTCCAACAAGGATGTTCAGGATGAGAACCAAGCTCTTCATGTGTTTCACAGGAAGTTTACAGATTGGATTGAGAAGAACAAGCCTGAATGGAAACTGAAGGCTAAATTTGAAAACCCTTACCCGTATAGGGGGGATTGGAAGACAGAATCGTTTTCCGACTTTTATCTATATGCGAAGGAATAAAAGAAATGATCCCGGTTGTCTTTTGTTCGTGGAAACGAGTGCAGAATGTTCCGCTTCTTGTCGATTTGATTCTGAACCAAAAAGGAGTAGAGGAAGAAATTCGTGTATTTATTTGGAATAACAATAAAAATGAACAGGAACGCCTTGCACACTACACTTCACAATGGAACAATGGACAAGTCGTTATTTTCAATTCTGAAAAGAATATCGGAGGATTCGGACGTTTCTATTTAGCAAGGAACCTTGTTGGAATTGCTGACAAGGTTATTTTTTTTGACGATGATCAAATTATCCGCCCTGATGTAATTTCAACTTTTCTTTCCTGCTACAAGCCTAGACAGATTGCCTCCTGGTGGGGATGGTTCTTCAAGGGAGGTTATTGGAACAGGGAACGAGTTACAGATGGTTCTCTGATTCATTATGCTGGCACAGGCGGGATGCTCTGTGACATCTCTATTTTTGAAGAGGACGGTTTGTTTGAGTGTCCGGAGAAGTATTGGTTCGCTGAAGATTTGTGGCTCTCCTATTACGCACAGCATTGTTTAGGGTGGGATTTGATAGGGATTTCGGCTGGAATTAGGATTGAGGTTGATGGCCTTGATCAATATCATGGTATGAAGAAGCTGAAACCAGAATTTTTAGAATATCTTAGGGGGCTGGGATGGAAGATTTAAGTATTTTAGTGAAGTTCCCGACTAGGGGAAGAGCTGACAAGTTTTTTGATGTTTTCTCTAAATATCATTCGATGGCGAAGAATCCACTTCGTCTGAAGTTTATTGTTTCTTGTGATCAGGATGATGAGGAAATGGTTGCCTGTGAATCCCGTTTTGGGTTTTATCCGAATACAAAAGTTGTTTATGGTGACAGTCACACGAAGATTCAGGCGGTAAACGCCGACATCTTTAAGGAGGATTTCGACATTCTTCTTTTGGCTTCTGATGACATGATTCCCATTGTTAATGGTTACGATCAGGTGATCCGAGACAAAATGAAGTGTTATTTTCCTGACTTAGACGGTGTCCTTTGGTTCAATGACGGGTTCAAGTACCAAAAGCTGAACACCTTGTCTATTATGGGAAAGCGTTATTTCGATAGGTTTGGCTACATCTACTATCCAGGGTATGAAACGATGTTTGCCGATGCTGAATTTACTGAAGTAGCAATAAAACTGAAGAAAATCATATACTTTGATCAGGTCATCATTCAGCACCAGCACCCTGACTATGGATTCTGTGAGATTGACGATCTCTATAAGAAGAATGGGTGTAAACGGCGTGCAGACATGATCCTGTATGAGAAGAGGAAGAAGAACAACTTTGATTTGGAGGTGGAGACATGAAAAAACTCTTACTCCATCAACCGGGTCGGTTCGGTGACATCCTGATTTGCTTACCGATAGCTAGGTTTTTCGCATCTGAATATGAAATACATTGGTTGTGTCCTAGAGAATATCATCCATTGTTCCGCAATATTGATTATTGTGTTCCTGTGGACAAACCCGGAGTTTTCTACGATAGGGTTATTGATTTAAGCTTTGGAATTGTGACAAACAGCGATTTACAGAAGTGGTGGGTCAAAACTAGGAGTTCTTGGAAGAGTTTTGTCATTGCCAAGTACAAGATTGCTCATGTTCCTTTATTTTTTAGATGGAAACTCATTTGGAATAGGGATCGTAACAGGGAAAACGCTCTTTATACCAGAATAACGAATAATTGTGGGTCTGATTACGCTCTTGTTCACGAAAAATCAGCCCATCGTCTTTCTGTTCAGATTCCAGCAGAAAATAAGGTGTTATTTGAACCGGTTGAGGACTACAACATCTTTGATTGGTTCAAAGTCGTCATGTGTGCGAGGGAAATCCATTGCATTGACAGTAGTTTAGCAAATTATGTAGAAACTCTTCGTCCTTTGAGGAGTTTGCCCAAATATATGTATGAGCAGAAGGAAATGCCTGATTGGAACAAGTCGATATACCTCAATAATTGGGAGAAACGCCAGATTGGAGTGAATAATGAAGTGCTTTGAGTCGATTGATAGTATTTGGTTGGGATATTCGTCTAATCCTGCAATTCGTAAGAATGGTGCTTCAGGAGGATGTATTACTGGAACCCTTGTCTATCTTCTTGAGCAGAAAAGGATAGATGGCGCTGTGGTTACGATCCCTGATCCTGAGAAGTATGGTAGAGGGATTAGCCACTTTGCTACAACTAAGGAAGAAGTTCTTCGGAGTGCAAAATCAATCTACAATGTGACGAGTTTGACGAAAGGGCTTTCAGAAGCTAGCGGACGAATAGCGGTAGTAGGGCTACCGTGTCAGATAACTCCTTTTAAGGGGGAAGGTATCAGGTTAGGCATCTTTTGTGGTAAAAACATTCTACCGTCTGCTCTTGATGAGGTTATCCTTCGTCACGGTTTTCATCCAGCAGATGTGCAATCAATTTGCTATAGGGCTTTTGGGTGGGCTCCCTTTGGATATACTATAACTCTGAAGTCAGGGGTAACCCACAAGTTTCCTTGGCAAGCCTCTCCATTTGACGAAGTGTGGGAGTCAGATCAGTACAGGCCGCCTATGTGCAGGACTTGTGGAGACTTCCTTGCTGATGATGCAGACCTTTCTTTTGGTGATGCTTGGCTCAGGGAATTGTATGGTAATCAGGATGGATTTAATTTGATTGTCGTGCGGAAATCAGGGAAGGAGTTAATGGACAGGCTTATTAAAGACAAGGTTTTGACGGTAACAAAGGTAAATACTTCTTATTTGCTGAGATCAAATGGTAGACAGTTAGCGGAAAAGAGGCGGAATCATGGCACTTAAAATTTTGTTTTGTGGGACAGGCTACGGGGCAGGGAATATTGGAGATGATTCTATTTTAAACGGTCTTCTGATTGCGGCTCGAAAGTATTTGCCAAGAGACACAGAGTATGGAGCAATCAGTTGGAATCCTGCAATCACGACCCGATTCACAGGGATCAAATCGTGGCATTATCGGGAGGAAGCTCCTTTTCAATGGGCCACTCATTGTGTTTTGGGGGGAGCTACCCTCATAAGTGAAAGACCCAGCCTTGTTTACCCTCTAAAGTACTGTGCCAGCGTGATTTCTAAGGCAAAAAAGGCGTGTATGCTAGCAGTTGGAACAAGTGATATAGAGTCGGACGAAGCGTTTGACATCATTCGGGAGTCTTATGATGGAAAGCTCGGGGTCATCTCTGTTCGTTCCGAGAAGGACAGGGAAAGGGCGGAATCTTTTGGGATACATTGGGGGAAATTAGAAGTTTGTGCGGATGCCGCCTTTGCAGACAACCTTTCTGTTCCATACAGGCCCAAGAATATCATTGGGGTAAGTTTGGTGAATGAGGCGTTTAATTCACAATTTGACTTTGCAAATAGCGTACAGACTGCTTTAAAAGGGAGGAAAGTCAAGGGGTTGTGTAGTGAAACTCGGAAAAATCCTGAGTACGACTTCCACGTGCTGAAACGGGTGATAGATGGGGATGTTTTCTGCGAGTATGTTTCACCACAACGTTTTGTAAAGGAACTAGCTGTTTGCAATGTTGTTTTGACGATGCGGATGCACATAATGGTATTCTGTTCAATGATTGGAGTGCCTGTTATCCCACTAATCCGTGAAGAAAAGATGAACCTGATGGCTGATGAGTTGGGGTTGAGCAAGCGGCTTTATCTGACTTCGACAGCGGACGAAATAAAAAATATGATTGACAAAACAGACCCCAAAGTTTTAACAGTACGACCAGAGAAAATAAATATTCTGCGAGAGAGGGCTTTGTTGAATGGTGCTGTCCTCAGACGGTGGATAAATGGAGGTGAGTAGTGGCGAATGTTGATGAGTTAGTTACTGGAATTGTCGTTACCTATAACACGAAGGATATTTTCCAAAGAGCGTATGATTCTGTGCGTAGGTTTTATCCGACGATGCGGATAATCGTGATCGACAATTCCACTAAAAATAATGATTGTTATCAATATGTTGACCTTGTGGGTAAACACCCGCACACAGATATTGTGCATACAGAATCGAATATTGGGCATGGTCCTGCTATGCACCAAGCTATTTTGATGTCCAAGACAAAGTATGTCCTTGTTTTTGATTCAGACATCCATATGAATCGTGCCCCGCTTGCTGAAATGTTGGCTCTGATGCGGGCGGATACCTACGGTGTAGGGATGTTTGACAACGTATGTAAAGATGGTTACTACCATAAAGGAGATCCACATGCCCTGCGTATCCCTTATTTACATCCGTTTTTTCAGCTCATTCAGGTGGAGAGTTATCATAAGTTTCCCCCATTTGTGCATCACGGCTCCCCCTGCATACATACAATGGTGGATATTTATAATAGAGGGCTTTCCAAAAAGATCCTCAAGGCTTTTCCCGTTGGAAATTATGTTAAGCACTATTGGAGAGGAACAAGAAAGCTTAATCCAAAAGAGTTCTTGAGGAATTGGGAAACTTCAAGAAAGCCTTTCCTGTCCATTGTGACTCGACACCATCCTCGTAGGCCATTTCTGTTCAGACAGCACAAAGGAAGTTTGGAACAGCAAAGGGATCAGGATTTTGAGCATGTGGTTCTCGTTGATGAGGTCGGTAGGGGAGTTCCGTGGGCGAATGGAATGTTTTACCGAGAACGCCATCAGGTAAAAGGGGATTATGTTTTCATATTGGATGACGATGATGTTTTGATCACCGACACCTTTGTTGAGGATATGAAACAGATTGTTGTAGATCACTCTCCCGATATAATAATGATCAGAGGCTTTATCAGAGACCGACTTTACCCGACAGAAGAGGTTTGGCAGAAGGAACCCAAGTTTGCTCATATCGGGAGTTTCAACTTTGTTGTGAAAAGGGATTTGTGGCTGAAGCACATTAAACGGTGGGATATTGCAAGAGGCGGGGATTTCAATTTCATCCGAGACGCTTATAAGGATGCAAAGAAGGTTTTTTGGCAAGACGAGGTTTACAGCAAAACAGTAGTCGTGAGTCGGGGGGCGGATGAACCGGGATATGAGGAGAGGAAGTCGGTTCCGAAAGGAGCCGTGACTGTCATCACCTGTACTGGTGACCGTCCTGAAGCCTTTGAGCTTTGTAAGAAATGGATGGAGCGACAGACAAGGAAACCGGATCAATGGGTAGTCGTTGATGATGGCAAGAC